ATAGTTTAAGAGGAGAAGGATATGATAGACAATTTAAAGATGAAAGTGCCTTTATTAAAGAAGGAGCAAAGAATGCTATTAAGCCTCAAATGTATGATACAGGTGGTCCAGTTTGGGAAACAACAACGCCTTGGGGAAAAGGAGAAGTATGGGAATTGTGGGAGCGAGGATTAAAAGGAGATGAAGATTATGGATGTTTCCATTATAATTATAAGGACAATCCACACTTATCTGAAGAAGGAGTTAAAGAAATTGAAAAAGATATAATTGATTATGGAGAAGATAGTACATATGTTCAATGTGAAATTTATGGAAATTTTATTGAAGATAGGGATTGTTATTTCAAAAGCGAAATGATAAAAGATTGTATAGAAGAATACAATATTCCTGAAGAATATATGCCAAAGAAAAATTATTATTTGGGAGTTGATATAGCAGGAGAAGGAGAAGATGAAAGTGTATTTATTACAATTCTTTTATATGGTGAGGTAATGAGAGTTACTGCAATTGATTATTTTGATAAGAATAAGCCAAGAGAGATTGTTGGGAAGGTTAAAGAATTAGATAAGACTTATGGATATACCAGTATATTTCTTGATAAGACGGGCTTAGGAGAAGGTCCAGCAGACTTTTTAAGAGAAGGGCTAAGTGGAATGGGAGAAGATTATAGAGTTAATGCTTTGCGATTTACAACACAATCTAAAATGGATATTTATAGCAATTTGAAGAAGGTTATGTCTCAAAAGAAATTGATAATTCCTAATCATAAAAAACTTACATTTCAATTAGTGGATTTAAGAAGAGAGATTATGAGTAGCGGAGATATAAAAATTCATCATACAGATAAAGGACATGATGATTATCCAGATGCATTGGCTTTGGCATGTTGGGCTTGTAAAAATGATAGTTATGATTATACGCCGTCTTTATTTTAGTTAATTATATAATTTACTATTATTTATTTAAATAATTGAATATTAAATATTATATGGCAATTATGGATTGGTTTAAAAGAACTCCTATAGTAGAAGTTACAAACGAGTATATTCCGACTATTGCATTCTCACAAAAGGGAATAATACAAGAAGAATTTAAAGGAGAAGTAGAAAGTAATAAAGTTAAATTTCCTGAAGAATTAGGAGAAGAACATCCATTTGTTTTTGAAACATTAGAAAAATTATATAAAAAGTTTGGATTCTTTACTGCTGTTGTTGATAAGTATGTTGATTTTATTGTTGGTCCTGGGTTTTATATTACTTCCAAGAATGAAAAAGCTAAAGAAATTATTGATAATTTTATGATAGATGTTAATTTTGATACAATATTACGAAAGTGGATTAAAGAAGGATTAGTTAAGGGTAGTGGATTTTTAGAACTTGGTGGAACAAAAAAAACAGATGCTGTTAATGGATTAAAAGTTTTGAATGCTAATTATATGTATATTGTTAGGGATAAAAAAGGAAAGGTAGAAGGATATAACCAATACAAGGGAGCATTTGAAAAGTTTGCTGAGAAAAAGACAATTCCTTTTAAGCCATATCAAGTTGCTGCATTTAAATTTAATCAAATTGGAGATTGTGCATATGGATTGGGTATTGGATATCCAGCATTAGTAGATATTAATAATTTTTTACAATTAAAAAAAGATGAAATGTTCCTTATGGGCAGAAAAGCTAATTCTCCAATACATGCTCAAATGGGATATGTTGATGGCAATACAAAAATAATTCCAAAGCCATCAGATGTGAAAGCAATGGGAAAGAATTTAGAAACTTTATCAAACAAAACAGAATGGGCAACAGATATTTTAACGAATTTTAAAGTTATTGATTATGGAGATATAGGAGCAAAGTTTAATGATATGCTTGAACAAGACATCCAGATGTTAATGTATAACTTTCAAATTCCTCCTGAATTAATGGGCATGGCTAATATTCCTGAAGGAATGGCAAGAGTAAGAATAGATGCATTTCAAAGGCGTATTCAATCTATACAAGCAGAAGTAGAAAAGATTATAGAACAGGATATATTTAAAAGAATTCTTAATAGTAATGGCATTGAAGCACATGTTGAATTTGATTGGGGAACTCCTTCTGTTATTGAAGTTGAAGGTAGGATGACATTGTTATCGGAATTAATAAAGGCACCAACCACATCAATGGCATTAAAAGATTTATTAGAAATGGAAATAGTTAAGTCATTAAAACTTGATAAAGATGAATCTGAAAAGAATAAATTAGCAGAAGAAGTAGAAAGAAAGAGATTAGAATCACAATCACAACCAATAATTCCTGGACAAAATAAAAGTTTTCCTCAAAAACCTGCTTCAGCACCATCTCCAAAGCCAGTTGCAAAGCCAGTTGCAAAGCCAACATTTGCTAATCAATCTATAAAGAATTATGAATATGATAAACCTTGTCCTCATTGTACAGAGAAATGGGATAATGTAACAGATATTAAAGAATGGTTAGGTTTTAATTATAAGAAATATGTTAAACATATTATAGAAGCAATTAACAAATACGATTTTGAATTTTTATTAGCAACTACTGAAGCACAAGAACAAGCAGGTTATTTATCTGCAACACAAGTTGGAAGTTTAAGAAAGGTATTAAAAACTGGATTTGAAAAGGGAGAAAGCATAACTCAAATTGCAGAACAGATTGATAAAAAAGTTCATGTAGATGATTTATATAGATTAACTCCAGGAGGAAAATTAAAATTATGAAAAGGTGGATTGCCAATATTATCAAGAAGTGCAGAAAATCGAAGCATTGGAATTGCACGAACAGAAATAACACGATTAGCAAATAAAGGAGCAGTAGACTTTTATAAAGAAAATAATATTAAGAAAGTAAGTTGGGTTGCAAGTTTTGGTAATAGAACTTGCCCAGAATGTGAAGCATTAGATGGACAAATATTTAATATAACAGAACATCCTGTAATTCCTTTACACTCTCTTTGTAGATGTACTTTAACTCCGGTGGTTGAATTAAAATGAAATGTCAAATAAAAGGATGTGAGAATAATGCACTGATGGCATATCTTAACAGATGGATTTGTGGCTATTGTTTTATGAAACTACGAACTAAACAAATGGAAAAAGACGAAGCATTAGTAAAGGAGTTTGAGAATGGAGCAAAGAATGACAATTAATTTTTGCCCAAGATGTAATGTAATGTATATGGTTGGATTTGATACTACTGATTTTATTCATGAATGTAATAGTGGCAATGAAGTATTAGACCAAGAAGATATAGTGGTTACTGGAGATTGGGAAGATTATACAGGAAGTGGAACAAAAGGAGCACAAGCAGTAATGCGTCAAGGAATAACAAATGAATTGCAAGGAGAAAGAGCTGGAATTGAAAGAGAAGATAAGGATGCAATAACCCGAAGAGGAAATATAGCAGAAACTCATCGCCAACGCCAACATTTAGAATTTATAAAGAATGTAAAACAAAATGCCTAAAGATAAAATAAAACAAGAAGGAACTATAGATTTTAATTCAGATGAATTTTTAGATAAAGTTCCAGAGGAGGTGCCAGAAGAAGTTAGTAGAGAGAACTCTAATTTACAAAAGTTCTTTTCTGATATGCAAATGTTAGGAGCACAATTAGGAGATAGAGGATTACAGAAGCCAACATTTGCTTATGGTAATTTAGAAGTTAGTAATTATTTGTTATGGTTAATACTTATTGAAGTGATGATGTTAAATAATAAAACTCAGGAGAAATGAAATGCCTGAACAGATTATTGATGCAACAGGACAAGGATATGGATTAGTAGTAAATTCAGACGGAAGTTTAAATGTTAGTGGAGTGGACATTACTATTGGAAGTTTGGCTCTTTCTTTAGAACATGTTTATGTAACAAGTGGAAATATTTTAATTGTAGATTCTCTTCCAATTGCAGAAATTAAAAACAATCCTTCTTTTAATTTTGAATATGTATTGTCAGGAACAACAGCTGGAGTAACAGGAAGTAAGATTGGAAGCATAATTCAGTTTATAGATGCTGGTTCTTATGTCAGCATTTTAAGTTATGCCAACAATAAACTTATTAATGTTGGGAGTTATTATTAATGAGTGATATTGATATAGCTAATCATTTAATTGAACATGCTATTCTTGATTTAGAAGGAGAATATTTATTTCTTGATGGAAGTAATGCAAATCAGAATGTTGATTTAGGAATTTATACTTTAATTGCTGGTGGATTTACTACAGCAGGAACAATCACATGGGCGAGCTCATCGCTTACTACAGACCAAGGCGGTTCTATTGAAATCGGAGATTCTTCATCAGTTTCTTCTGTTCCTTATATTGATTTTCATTTCGGAAACGAATCCGCAGAAGATTATAATGTTAGAGTTCAAAATAGTGCAGATGGCGTTCTGACACTTACAGGAAAATATATAGTGAATAAAGATATTGGTGTTAGTGAGAATATTGTAGATTTTCAAGACAATATGTCAAGTTTATTTTCTGTGGGATATACTGCTGGAGGAAGCACAAGAGCAAATGTTAACCACGCGTCAAATTGTGGATATGGGTTTGCTATCGGAGCCACACGAAAATGGAGCATGGCGTGTTATCAGGCAGATACAGGAAACTATGAATGGGGAATTTACAATGACCAAACAAGTGTATCAAGTATAGAAATAGATGGAACGACAGATGCAGTAACATTTGCAGGAGATATAACAACGACAAATTTAGCAACTTTCGGTAATCTGGATGTAGATACTTTAAACCTAAATGCAAATGTAATCAGTGATAGCACAGGAACAATAAACTTTGATGATGAAAATTTAACAACAACAGGAACAGGAACATTCGGAACAATTACAGACGGAAATTTCTCAACCACTGCGGGAGTAATGACAGGCATAGCATCTATTAATGGAGTAGCAACTGGACAAGGTTATT